TTGAAAACTCACGGGTGGGTTTCGAGTGAGAATCCAGAAACTGAGCATGATATTTCTCGGTATGATGATTTGCGAGCCGCGACAGGTTCTCGCACTGCTGGAGGCTCGGCTGGAGGAATGTCGCTTCCTTTCCGCCTACGTGGTCCAGTGAACATGCAACTCGACGAGCAACAGAGCTTGATCAGTCGTCTTCTGAATGCATTCCGTTAGTGTGAGTCACACAAGATGCCGAACTATAATCTAAAAGAAGACTCGGTACAGTTTGACTTTCAGCGTTCGCGCAAGAAGGTTCAGATATTCGGTGGAGGGTTTGCAAATGGCAAAACCACCGCGCTTGTCATTAAAGCACTCCAGCTATGCAAGTTTTATCCTGGATGCACCGGCCTCCTCGGACGTGAAACGTATCCGAAGCTCAACGACACGCTCAGAAAAGAATTCCTTAAATGGTGTCCGAGACATTGGATACGTAAGATGCCTACACAAGACGATAACTCCTGCTACTTGGTCAATGGATCAGCAGTGCATTTCAGATATATCGCACAGCGAGGAAAATCACAAAACGAAGACGGATCAACGACGAGTAACTTGCTGTCAGCTACTTATGATTGGATTGGACTGGATCAGATCGACGATCCTGGGATCACGCATAAGGACTTTCTGGATCTTCTTGGTCGTCTTCGTGGTGATACAGCTTATCGTGTGGAAGATGAGCCAGAGGATACTACAATGCCCTCGGATGGTCCCCGGTGGCTCATGATGACACTGAACCCTTCACAGAATTGGGCATATCATGAGCTTATTAAACCATACTTGGACTGGCGTGACCGGAAGATATTCAGTCCGAAGCTCCTCATTGATGAGGATAGCGCGACCCCAGTTATTGAGCTTTTCGAGTCGGACACGTATGCGAACAAGCACAACCTCAAGCCAGACTTTATTAAGACGCTTGAGAATGCATACAAGGGGCAGATGCGCGATCGTTATTTGCTCGGGAAGTGGGCCGCGTTCGAGGGTCTGGTCCACCCAGGGTTCGATACATCTTTGAACTTGATGAAACGCGAACAGATGATGGATCATCTTGCAGACTGTAGGAGAAGACATGTCAGGGTTAAAGCAATCGAGGGTTATGACTTCGGCATCGCAACGCCGACTTGCTACATTCTTGGGTTCGTTGACGACTTTGGTCGTCTATGCGTTCTTGATGGCTTCTATCATCCAAATTTTGACGTATCTCTACACGCAGCAACAATCCGAGAGATACGGGGACGTTATCATGGATTCTTACAATTCCCAGAGCCGGTAATCGCCGACCCTGCAATCTTTAGGAGGATTGTGGTTGCTGGTCAGCAAGTTCGGAGTACGACCATCTCTCGCATCCTGAAAGATGGGGGGCTCAACGTGCGTCCTGGGAGTAATGACATCCTATCAGGTATTGCGAAAGTGAATAGTTACATCGCAGGGACACCGAAGACCCCCCATTTAACTTTGGGGACTACGCCAGGGACATTGCTTTATGTTGCGGAAGAGTTGCCATGGTTTCAGGACGAGATCATGTCTTATTACTGGAAGCGCGATCCACAAGGTAAGGCCCTCGACGAGCCGTCGGATAAAGATGATCATGCAATGAACGTGATCAAATACATGCTAAGCAAGTTGCCTGAGCCGTCAGAGATCAAGGTGCCTAGCGAGGCTCTTCCTCCACGCTGGTCCTACTGGCATGAGATGTCGATGGAAGATTTCAATCAAGCTCAAGGGAGGCATGTGTGACTCACACAGCTTTAGCGGCGACTGCTACTCCCGAATGGCTGACTGTGATGCGGTCGATGAATGGCTTAGTTGAGTCACCTGGAGACGCAGACAATCCGAAAATCTTGGCGATGCGTGACACAATCGCGCTCGCTTATCCTGAGATGGCAACTTACTGCAACGAATATCAACACGATGATACTCCGTGGTGTGGTCTGGCTGCTGCGTATGCGATGACAATGGCTGGCATTCGTCCAGTATTCGGACCCACTGACACTGATCGCTTCTATTGGGCGCAGGCATGGGATGATCCCTCTTTTGGTACGAAGCTTGATTCTCCTGTGCTCGGTTGTGTCGTTGTGCTTAGTCGCGATGGCGGCGGTCATGTTACTTTCTACGAATCTACAAGTGGCAGCAATTATATGTGTCGTGGTGGCAATCAATCTGATTCTGTTAATCTTAGTGCTCAACCAATATCTAAAGTTATAAGTTTGATTTGGCCAAACGAAGCAGGACCGGTTCCACCAGCAGATCGACGAACCCTAAAGAACGGGATGACGGGTTCTGATGTAGAGTCGTTGCAAGAGAGCTTAGGTTTACCAGCAGATGGAGAATTTGGTGCAATCACAGAAACCCAAGTTAAAGCATTCCAAGCAGCCGCTGGTCTCTCGGCGGATGGCGTGGTTGGTCCTCAGACGTGGACCGCCGTGGATGGCCTCGACATACGTATGGAGGCGGGAAGCGACGGTATCGATGAGGCGGAGACAGCAGCTATTATCACAATGGCGAAGAAGTCCGATATAGCTGACTATGAATGGCCAGGACGCGGTTATCCTCCTCCTGGATATATCCCAGGGATGGCTTGCACGTATGCGTTAGCTCTGAAACGTCTACAGGCAGAGGTGCCGGATGCTATCTCTATGGCTCAAGCAGTCACCAATTCATCAACTGATGCTCTCAATGTTTACAAGGCAGAGTTTGCCAACCTTGACATGGATAACAGTGTCGATGGTGTTGATACTCTGCGGCATCTTTTTGTAATGATGATCGGCTTGGGTATGCGTGAGTCTTCTGGTAAGTATTGCGAAGGCCGAGACATGTCAGCATCGAATACGTCGTCAGATACCTGTGAGGCTGGTTTGTTTCAGACCTCGTGGAATATCCGTTCGACTGATCCGGCCATTCCAATGCTGATGGACGAATACGTGGATGACCCAAATGGGTTCCTCGATATATTCTCAGAAGACGTAAGCCCAACCTCGAATAACCTAAACACGTACGGCACAGGACAAGGCGCTACGTATCAGTTCCTTGCGAAGTTCTCACCGGCGTTCGCCGCTTTGGTAGCAGGTACAGGTATGCGAACAAGATCAAATCACTGGGGACCAATCAATCGCAAAGAGGTCACCTTGAATCCTGATGCAGATAAGATGCTAAAGGAAGTCGAGACAATCCTGGAAGAGGGTCCGGAGCCGGAGCCGGAGCCAGAACCAGGTGATGTACCGGAAGTCGCCCTTACCACCAAGGGGGAAGTCATCGTTAAGGTCAATGGGAAGGTTGTGTCGTGACAGATCATTCTTGGCGGAACCTAGCGGAAGACGCTATCAACGACATCTTTAAGCAATACGTAGGTGAGCAATTAATCGCTTTGATCCGTCAACAGATCGGCTTGGGTTTGTTTGCGCAGAACGTGACTGCGGCGAGGGATCATCGTGAAGCGGCTCTTGAGGCAATTAGTACTTTGTAGGGTGCTATGTTCATCTCTAAGGCAGTAATCATTGGGCTTTCTGTCTGCATCGTTGCGCTCGTGTTTGCGCTGCTGGAGCGTGATCTCGATGCAAAGGTTGCGGTGGACTGTATGGACCCAACTGAGCGAGAGAACGTGCGTGGCCTTACACTTCAGGCGATCAACGATGGATTTAGTAACCAGATAAAGCTACTGTTTGAAGTATGGATGAAAGACCCAAACGACCAACCGCGTCGAGCTATGGTTGGAACGAACAATGCAGTAAATGCGCATATTAGGGCGCGTAAGCAGGCACTAGCTTGGGATCCTCCGTCTTGTTAATCCTCTAACTCTTGTGTGAGTCACACAAATGGCCGATAATCTCGACGTGATCGATCAAGGCAACGACACGACGGATGTGTTCGATCCGGATAAGCCTATGGTCGAGGATGTACCTCCAAAGCCGCAGCCGCTTTATCAAATTTACGAGGGATCCAAGGTAGTTGTCAGCAAACAGGTTGGCAAGTACTGGAAGAATGTGTTCGATGCGGCGATGACGTCTTATTCACAGACGCGACTCGTGTGGGAAGAAGTTTATCGCTATTACAATCATAACCAGTCGAAGGC